CCACCACTAGGCTGACCAGCAATCCCCATGCCTACTTTTCTTTCAATAGTCATAAGTTACCCCATAGCCAGTACAGCAGTTCCGTACCAAATAGTTCCACCATCACAGGTCGTAAAGAATAAAACATCTACCCCAGAAGCAGTTAATGTGGGCGCAGTAGCGGCTGGCCAATCCACACTTGTAGGCCATGTGAGCGTAGCACTGCCGCCATTAGTAACGATCATAGTGAATGAGCCAGCAGTACCAGACGCAGGGGGGTTACTGAATGTTACTGTCTGTCCACCTGAGAGGGTGTATGTGAATACGTTACCAAGCTCTAGGTCAACATCGTGTGCCGACATTGCTATCTTAACTTCACCATAGTCCTTTAAGACGGGACGTTGGACGATCTGGTCAGAGTGATTGATCAAGCCTGTGACTGTGCCTCCTGCCTTTGGTAAAGCAGCCGCAGCCGTTGCAGTAGTGGTAGTTAAAGCCGATTCACGCGCTAAAGCAAAACCGCCAGCAGTAGAACCATCGTGAACAACTAAGGTATCTTTGGTTGTGTCAACTGTGGTTTCTCTTACTGCCCCTGTAAACGAGCCATGTTCGGAAGTCGTGCCACCGCGTAACTGTAATAATTTGCTCATGAAAGACCTCCAAAGTCCATCTGTAGATTAGAACCACTTACAGTTCCGATATTAGTCATATTGTTATTCTGCCCATCTAATGCTCCACCCAATTGTGGGGATGAATCAGCAGCCACACTGGTTATTCCTGAAATAATTCCAGACCATGCACTGCCTGTGTAATACTTCAAAACACTTGCAGCAGTGTCTAGCCATAGATCACCTTGACTTGGCCCAGCAGGGGCAGAAGAAGCGATTTTGTATTCGTTGGCATAGCGGTTAACATCAGCGATTGAGCCAGCAACAGTGTTGACGTTTGCGATACCAGAGCCGACAGTGTTGACGTTTGCTATTCCTGCGCCAACAGTATTTACATTAGCTATAGCTCCTGCGACAGTATTGACGTTTGCGATTGCCCCACCAACAACATTGATTGAGCTACCCGTTGCTGTAGTAACTGCGGCTGTGATTGAACCTAAATCTTCTGAGTAAACAATGTTGCCAGCAACAATATCCACGTTAGCCTGATTTGCGGCAGAGGGTGCAATTACTGCCCAAGCACTGCCATTCCAAACACTCATCACCTGAGAACTGGTGTTGAAATATAACGCTCCAACTATTAACGCATTTGAGTCGTTATCAGTTGTAGGTGCTGAACCCTTCGCGCCCAAATATCTGTCGTCAAATGAGTCGTATGACGCAGCGGCATTAGTTGCGCTTGTAGACGCCTCAGACGCCTTGGTTGTCGCTGTGGACGCTTGAGTAGTTGCTGTGGAAGCGTGAGTGGAGGCTGTAGAGGCGCTAGTTGAAGCTTCACTTGCTTTTGTAGTTGCGGTGCTTGCAGAGGTAGACGCTTCACTTGCCTTTGTGGTGGCTGTGTTTGCGGCTGACGTTATGCTTGACGCTGAGTTAGCAGAGGCCGTAGCTGAGTTAGCTGAATTGGTAGCTTGTGTGCTAGCGGTTGATGCAGATGTAGCGGCATTACTTGCAGACGTAGATGCTTCACTCGCCTTAGTAGTTGCTGTGCTGGCTTGAGTTGTAGCGGTATTTGCTTGAGTTGTAGCGGTAGATGCTGATGTTGCAGCTTCACTCGCCTTGGTAGTTGCGGTAGATGCCTGGTTAGTTGCGGTAGTTGCACTTGCTGCGGCTTCACTAGCCTTTGTAGTGGCTGTGGTGGCACTTGCAGCAACGGCAGAGGCATTGATAACCAGCGACCATTTGCTTGCTGACACATCACTTGATAGTGTCCCAGAGGTATGCGCTAAGACACAGATATAAACATTATTAGTGGCAGAATCTAAAACTAGGTCACGCAATTCAAATGCGGTGTTTGTGGCCCAGTTACCCTTCCAATCGCCTAGCTCTGCTGCAATTGATATGTTGCCAGAAGCATCATACGCTAAAACCTTGCCAGCGCGGTTAGCGACAGTGTCAGATACTTCTTGAGTGCCACCATCGTAGACAGTTGCAGAGAATCGAATAGAGCGACTAACTTCTTCTTGAAGCTGCTGCACCATCATGGTCAGCTTGTCGTAAGCAGACTCAATAATGTTTGCGTCAAACGCGCCATAGTTTATAAGATCAACGCCTTGGGTTAACGCCAGGCTTCGCAATAAAATGACATTACCAGTAGCAGCAACAGGGACGCTACCAGAAGTAAACGTAACATTGCCGCCACCAGTTACACCTACATTTGACAGCGTGTAGTGCGTGTTGATCGTCTTTAAAACACCATCCAAGTAGACTTTAATGTCGGCTGCGACAAATATCTTAAACGTATAAGCGAAAGCAGTTTGTGAGCCATTGCCGTTATAGCTGTGTTTGTTCGTTGTGCTAGATACAGTCACTGATGATCTCCTGTAGATTTATTGACTACAGTAACTGTTGATTGCGCGGTTATTAGAAACCGACCTGCTCTTTTAAAGCCTTTTCTACTTCTTCTGCTCCGTATTTTTGCTCTGCTTTTCCAATTATCCTTTCTTGGACCCTTTCCTGTAATTCAGCATACTCACTGTTTTCTGGCATTAGCATATAATTCCTAGCAAAGGCATCAAAAGCCCTAGCTACTTTTTGAATTGCCTCTACCCTCAAAAAATCTGTTGCCGCTGCTTGATAGTCTGGTGACCTAATTACGTTCAATAAAGTCATCCTAAAGTTCAATCCCGTGACTGGGTCCGTAAGAATTTGCCTGCTTAGTTCGGTTACATCATGGTATTCATAAACAGATAATTTAATATTTTTAATGCTTTTCTTGGGCATTCTAAGTGGGGTTTCGCCCGTGCTATCTAACAAATCAACAATGTGCAAAAGAACTAAGTCATCAGTTTCATTTTTAACGGGCCAGGGGTTTAGGATCTGCTCATAGGTAATAGGTTCCCCCATAACATCTAAAGTTTTTGGCAGGGTTTCAGAATAGAATGGAGTTCCATTTTTTATCTTTTGCATAATGGTTTGAGTCTGCCTCATGTATGGATCTTGAAACTTTCTAATATCCCGTCTTAATCCAGAACTCCCAACCATAGCGTTAGCCATATTACCCAAAAAATTATTCATTCTAGACTCTTGCTGCGTTCCTGGCGCAATTGCGAGCATCATGTCTCTTTGATTTGTCATAAATGTTTTATTGATAGTATTTTCTGCGAGAACAAGAGAAACAGCGTTAATAGCTTGACCCAAGTCTTGGTCCTCATAAGCGTTATATTTATTTGCCTCATTAAGCTCAACCAGGTCTGCCACAGTTCCTACGATGTAGGACAAAGGTTCGGCTCGGTCATAAGATATATATTTTTTCTTACCAAATTCATCGGTTATAACAAATGACCTTGGTTGCCATCCTGTAGCCCTTTTTAAATTTCTGGCTTTATAGTCACTAGGACCAGATCCAGTGATCATTCCATTGACAGCATAAACAGCAATAGTAGCTGCCATCATGCTTCCAAAAGTCATTCTAGCCCTAGCCATTTGAGCGCGTTCATTTCCTGCCATTAGGTCTTCTCTTAGCTTTTTAGATAAAAATCCTAGAGGGGTCCGCTCAACAAAACCCATTTTTAAAAGGTTAGTTGGGGTCCGTATAAACGGCATAATAATTTTACCAGGAGCGGTCTTATTCAAAAGAGATTGAAAATCTTGTCCTAGCTTGCCTAGTGGAGTTGCCGCCATATTGTACAAAGAGTAGTCAACGCCAGCTTCTTGTATATGTTGTGGCACATTAGTAAGAAGGTCATCAAGGGTGGCTAAATACTCTAAATCATCTAAGCCTTGTAAATCTTTTATTTGGTTAGCTTCTCTATAAGCTAATTGTGAGACTTTGGCGCGTTCATTCACTGACCTAAAGAAACCATCTATGGGACCCATCACTCGCTCTAGAGGGGCGCGAACAGTCGCTCCTAAAGCGTCAATCATAAACCCGTATGGGCCACCACCTAAATTAGCACTAGAGATTGCTTTAGGGTGAGCTTGTTCAAATTTAGATATGCCACCATAAGGCTCACCTGTTTTAGCCACTTTATACATAACGTGTAATGCTTGACGAAATCCATTTAGCAGGCCAAACGTCTGGGCTAATGCTTCACCCTTTTTAATCTTATCAGGACTATTTATACCCCATCCCATTCTTGCAGCTAAAGCCGTTTCTATTGGGCCTAGCACTGTCATTAAAGCGTTTCCAGAAGTATTAACAATGTGAGTTTTTACACCTGATAGTATGCCAGCCGTAAACCATTCAACCACAACACTGCCAGTTTTAGACATACCGCCTTTTTGTCCTTTAACTACAGTATTAATACCCTCAAAAGTATCCATCTTAGACATTTGCAAAGCAACCTGATGGATGTCAAAACGCCCTGCTTGGGTATCCATAATCTCAGTCATTCGGGCACTTTGGGCTGGTTCACTTCCTAATGGCATTCCATAACTCCGCATGGCCCGTCCAATCTCAGCCCTAGCCCCCATATACTGAGACATAAAGTGATTATGAAAATCCCACTGTCTATGAAACTGCAATTTCATATTGTCATCAGCAGAGCCATCCAACACTTTTAAAGCCATTTCTTTAAGCATTCGGGCTGAACCATGCAAAACATGACGCGATGCCATTATTGTTTCAGCGTTTGCTGGTTCACCTGTTTGTCGGAGCAATATCTTTTCTAAGAACTCAGGTGTTTCACCTAGCTCTTTAGCCATCTCGTAAAGCTGCTCATCACGAATAATGCCACGCCTAGACTCATCAATTTCATCAACAAATCGATCCGCTAAACCAGCCACAAGAGACTGAGACTTTTCGTTACTGTCTACATGATCAAAATTTGGCATCCAATTCTGAGTTGTATCGTAGTCATCAATTGATGTAGCCATGAAGTCATTAGCTTCGTCAGCACGACTAACAGCCTCATCAAGCATATCAGCTTGAACTTGATCTATGTCAGGAGTGCTTTGATTGACTACAGTGCCTGGAGGTGGCGATGCGGCATTGCCTGGAGGGTTTATTTCTACATTTATCTCTGGCTGTGCTTGATTAGGAACTATGTCATCAACAATTTGACCTGGCATTGCTTCTGGGATGATCTCAGATACAACCCCATCTACTTCTATTTTGGTGCTAGATGGTGCTTCTGGCATTGCCTCTTGTGGAGCAGATGGTGCTGCCTTGAATGGGCCAGGGTTGTTGCGAGGTATTATGGAAGGTACTTCTGTTACAATCTCTGGAGCAACTTTAGACCTAAGTATTCTTGCAAGTGATGCTGCTAGAGAGCCGCTCATAGCGCACCCCCTTTAACTACTGTTCTTTTTTTAGGCGTTCCACGCTTCCCGTTAGGTACAGATCCTGGGCTGACTTGCCCGTCTTTTCCGCTGCTATTTGGTTGCGTATTTGTTGAGCCATTCTGCTCTCTGGTCCGTGCCTGTCGAGACACCTTTTTAGTTGGTCTTGCAAGGAACTCATCGTAATCTCCTCTGAAAAAAACTTCAGTGTCATAGTGTACCACATTTGCAGAAGAAAGATTTTCATCTGCTAGTAATTCTTCAGCAATATCTTGAAACATATTCTCTCTCTCATCGATCAGCTTTTGCTTTTGTTTAGGCGTTGATACTTTCCATTCTTGCGCCCCTATTTCAAACTCTGGAATGTACTGTAAACGCACTCCAACCATAGACGCTTCAGTAAATCCATCGCCACTATTAGATAAAGTGCGATCTGCTTGCCTGGCATCAGTAACAAAAGTAAATCCATCAACGCCCATTTTATTTAAACGATCAGTTAATTCACGAACTTTGTCAGAACCTTGTGAATTTCTAAAGTAAACCTCTAAGCCAGGTCTGGCGTTAGGCGCGTCATGCTTAACGACCTTCGACTTAAACACGGCATCCTGGTCATATTTCTTGCCAGACTCAACAAGAGCGCGAGTCAATGGTAATGGATCAAAATCACTTCTAGTTACAAACTCTGCATCTAAAGCGCGTTCATCTGCTTTCATAAATCGCCCATAACTGTTGGATATTTTAGACGCGATCATCGATGGGTCATCTTTTATAGAATCATGCAGTGTTTGAGCTATGTCAGCCTGTAAGTCGTTTGATGGCTGCGCTCCAGGACGCTCTCCTGAGACACCTAATACAGTTCGATTAAGGCGTTGGCCCATAGTGTCTAACTCGGCTTGTGCTGCTGCTTTAGCCTCTGGCGTTGAAACTTTTGTATCAATAGTCTTTCTTAACTCAACAATTCTATCTCGGTTAGGGTTGCCAGCTAATGACGCTTCAAAGTCCATGTCGCCACCTTCACCAGCTTTAGTGGTCCACCCATTGTTTGTCCACTTCTCCTTTTCCATAAACCAGACTATGGCTTGAAGATCCGCATCAATTAAATCTCCTAATACTTGACCATAACCTTGCAAAACACCACTCTTGTTAACGGCTTTGGTTGCGTCATTAAATACATTTTGACCAAACCCAAATTCTCCACTAATGACTGGATCTTGTAGTGTTGATTTAGTTAGATGGTTACCTTTAACGCCTTGCTCGGCAACTGGTGGAATGTAAGACTGACCTGTTAAATAGCGTAGATAACGCGCTGCCCATACATCAATAGTTGCATCATCACTATAACCAATTAGGTTGCCTGTAAAGTTAATCGTTTTAGGGGCTTTGCCAGCTTTAATGTCTCGGAAGAATCCAAGTAGAGCATTTGTTGCTGGAACAGAATTCATCCCAAACAAAGCACCAGATGCTTGGGTAATCAATGGGAAGTCGTCAGTCTTTCTTAGAGCGGTTAAGGTGTTAGAGTCCACTTTTTCGCCAGAATTTTTCCGATCTGTAAAGGCTTTAATCTCAGCATCAAAATCACCATTACTAAATCTGCGTATTGCCTCAATGGATAAATTCCAATTAGATCGCACATCAGTATTAGCAGATGTTGCGCCAAGTAAATCGGCAAACAAATCACCCATTCCACCAAACTCTTCACGCAAAGATACGCGCATAGATTGATACCAGGTTGCTTGATTAATAACATCAAGCGCAGCTTTGTCACCACCTTTTGCCCTTGCGGCTAACTGCTCTATTTCAGTTACCATTTTGGTAGACATATTAGTAATTTGTTCTGGCTTCGTGACCCCCTCTGGAAGTTTATCAAACCCATATGGAATCTTTTTAAACTGAACAACAGGTTGACCAAGAGTATTTGCCTTTTTACTTGCAGTTACTTTATCCACTTCAATAGAAGTCCACTCAGGTCCAGCATGGCGATCAAATACTTTCTGTGCTGCTTGTTGAGCAGCAACAGGGTCAACTTTAGATACCTTTGAAGTCTTATTAATAACGCTAATGTTTTCTGGAGTTATTTCAACAATAGGCGCAGGAAGAGCCTCTATTTCTGGCGTGATAGGTGCATCAGGGCTAGGAGTCATATCTGGGCCATCAGTAGGTCCAAAGCCAGAGTTAAGTTGACCAGGCTTATAAGTCTTATCTACAATATATCCTGTGCCATCCCATATCTTTTTAGCCATAGCAGGGGCGTTCACCAAGCCAACAGCAGCCGTTGCTCCAATTCCAGCCATTACGGCATCTTGAACATAGTCATGCTCTGGAATACTGCTTGGATCAAGGTATTGATTATCCATCGCAGCCCTTGTTACCTCTTGGTTAAGGCCACTGTATATGCCAGTGAAAGCCGCCCCATCAACAGCAGCAACAGTAGACATTTTTAAACTGTCCTTTATCTTCTCTATAAAAGCATTTTTACCAATCTTTTTACCTCCCCATTTAAAACCAGCCGCTGCTAATGGACCAACGCCAAGGAGGTTAGCGGAATCAGATACTGCTGCTCCAGCCCATCGTTTTACTTCATTCCAATTGTCAGCATCCATCGCAGTGTACTGTTCCATCATGTGCAAGAAGGATAGCTTTTGAATGTTAGTAGTGTCTTCTGATGCCATTTTTTCAAAATAAGCGACCATGCCTTTGTTGTCTTGATTGTCCATGTAGGCTTCGTGGTTTAATGGTGGAATAACGTCAGACCACCAAGATGGGGTGTCCGATTGATAAAACGAATGATTAAAGCGACCCATTTCTGCAATGCCATAATCTACAATACCCTTGTCATCACCATCCCAAGGCTTACCCTGGTTCATTTCATAAAGAACTTTACTGGCTTCTATGTTTGATGGATCAAGGTGAGCTTCACTTTCTTTAAACACCCTATACTCACGCGCTAGTCGGTTAGTTAGCATTAGTGATGTTTGATGATCATCATCGGCTTTCTGCTGACGACTTGATGTTATTTCAGCATCTTCTATCCACTGATTTGTAAACTCATTGCCCCAAGAACCTGATCCACTACTCATTTCTATAGCCCTTTAATTTTAAAGATTGTCTAATTCTTGTTGAAGTTGTTCCAAAGCATCGTTCTGAGGAAGAGTGTGAAATTGTGGTGGTACGATCATACCAATGTTTTGTCCGTGCTTTTTCAGTAATTTAGTGCGTTCTTTGCCTGGTGGATATTCAGACGCTATTGATGCAAAGGTTGTGTCTTTATCTACAACTTGGACACCTTGATCCAACTTATCTGCCTTGCGTCTTTTAATAATCTTGTTAGCAATATCAACCACACTTATCTCTCGCTGACCTAGCGGTAATTTAATAACAGTGTCGTATAGCTCAGTTAAAGCTTCACCAGCCTCCGCAGTAGAAGTCCTTCCAAAAATGCCATTTTCACTAGTCCACGCCTCATTAATTCTGCGCTTTGCCTCTATGCCAGATTGAGTTTTAGTCCAATCCACATCTTTATCTTTATCATCTTCTAGCTTTTGTTTTTCAAGAACTAACTTTTTGCGTGAATCACGGGTAAGCATTGTATTGCTCAAAATATCAGCAACATCATAGTTTTCTAGGTTCATAGAAATAGAGGTGTACTCGTCCCAGTTATCAATTTCTGGGCCTTTCATATCCATAAGTATTCGCTGAGACAAATCATCAAACTGACTAGAGTTAATGTCAGTTGATCTTAAAGCTAGGTCAATATCTGTTTGACTAGTTAGCTCCCCAGAAACAACTTGAATAAGCATGGACTCATAAGTAGCCTTTTGTTTGTCTTCAATTTCTTGATCAAGCCTTGATTCTTTTTGATCAATCGATGTAAAAGCAGATTGCATAGCTGATAGCGTTAAAAATTGATCTTCATTCTGTAATAGCTCCAGCATTATTTGATCTAAGTCACCATCATCTTCAGCAGACTGTATTCTTATAGTTAATTGAGTTGAGGCATGATCTTCTAAAGATGTTTGTAAAAGCTTTGTTCCAGTATCAAAATCTAGTGTGCCTAATTTCATTTGTGTCTCAATGGCCTCACCAATCTTTTTGACACCATCAGGTTGCATCTTGTACTTTTCAAGCTGCAAATTCAGCACACCATTAGAATAATCAACTTGACGCTTGCGAACTATTCCGCGAATGTCTGATGACTTGCTTCGCAAATAAGCAGAAGCATCTTCTTTGTATTTAGTTGCAGCGTTTTTGTTGTTAAACCCGTTAAGCGTTTGGGTAACGTGATTCATTGACTGCTGGTTCCAGCGTTGCTCTAGGTCACGATAAGTAGGGTTGTTGTTTTCATCAAAATGAGGAGAGTTAATCATCCCGTCATAAGCGGCATCTAAAGTCGCCAAGCTTGACTCATACTTTTGACCATACTCAGCTACAGCCTCTGCCTTATTGCTCATTATTTGATAGTCAGAAACCACTTGAGTGAGTGCCTGAGTAACTCTCATGTCAGCTTGAGCAGCAGAAGAAATGGCCCCTAAACTCATTTGCTCTGCGCCAGGTACACCTGTTTGACTAATGCCTTGTATTCTCATTAACCTAGACCCCACCAATTATTGTCATTGCCCATCTTGCCGACATTAGTAATTAATAAACTTGTTCCCTGGCTGCTCATAGAGTCTGCCTGTGCGCTTGCCCCTGCCCTTCTAGCCTTTGCCGTGCGCTTACCTTGCTCTACTGTAAAAGCCATCTCACGATCAGCTACTGTAGCTGCTTCAGCCATTACAGCCATGCTAGATCCACTTCCAATGTCAACGCCTGCTTTTGCGTAAGATACGACTCTCTGGCCTTGCTCTTGATCGTATTGATACCTGGATCGCCTGATCCGTTCTTTGGTTTCTAGCTCAGAAAGTTGTGCATTCTCCTCACCAGCAATTCGCATTTGTCTTGCGGCATCTTGAGAGGCGTTATACTGAGTGGCGGTTGAAGCAATGCCAAGGATGGTCCCGACTACTGATAAAAAACTCATAATTAATCTCCAACTCCAAGCGTTCCGAATAGCGATATTATGTGGCAGGCCAAAGGAAGGTCTTGCTCAATTATGATTCTCGCATCTAAGTCATAGCCCAAGTTGTTAACCTTTATATCTTGAGTGGCGGTTGGCTGTTCATTGCCGTAGTTTGTGCCAGGTGATCGCACAGGTGGACGCTGCCCATTGATTGTTGGTATTGATGACTTATCTAGGCGTAGGAATATTTCATTCCATCGTTTCATCTTGCCAAGCGTTGTGCCTGATCCAGCATTTAAACCTGGTCGAGTAGGTGTAAGCTTTGATACATACTTTAAGCCGACCTTAATATCTGAGGCCGTATAATTTAATGTAAGCGCACCGCTTGTAACGACTAGATCGGGGTGTACAGCACCATCTGCCACGACTTGTACAGTTTTACCCTCTAGGTGTGCAAGACCGCTTACAGACGCTGTAGCAGAGCCTGAGTAGGTAATCATGCTATCCATGAAGTGATCGGGGTTGTATAGCTCAACAAACTGCTTTACTACTCCACCAATCGTTCTTTTAACAACAAACCAATATTGATCTGGCCCATCTTCGGATATGACTGCTAGGCTTTTGTATTCACCATCTGTAGTGTGACGATGCCAGCCAACCACCTCTTGACTTGGATCATAAGTGAGCATGATTAAAACGCCATCAGCCCTTATACCTAGTAATATTGAATCAGGCACATGGCTGTAGCTTAGACCTGTTAATCCACCCTCAGTAATGTGTTCAGCTAGAAAGGTAATGTCATCTGATTGGAATGAGTCAGATTCCCATTTGTAAGCTACGTTACGCACCTGTGTGCCAGAGCGTTGGATAAAGAACACATCACTGCCAACGTAAGCAGGGTGGCCTAGCTTAGATCCGTATGAAGTCTGTCTGCGAACATCGATATTAGTTGGAGTTACGGCAGATTCATTACCGCCCGTTACCCGAAACTCACCTCCTGATGTGCCAATAATTAGCACTCGTTGAGCCGCAAGCCATTTAATATTGTTGACACGATCTGAAGCGATGGCATAACTTAGCCCATCATTTGCAGTAGCCCCAGGGTTAAAGTTTTCATACTCACCAGTTTTACTAGCCCAGAATGTTTGAGGCTTAGACACTGTCCCTGCATACCATAAGCGTTGCTCATAAAACACCACACCGCTAGGGTAGCCCTTTATCGTTGTAAACGCTGGCTCTTGCCATAGGTTAGTCGGGTTAGTGTCCTGCGGCATATAGCCTAAATCTTTAATGGTCACGTTAGCAACAGTCGCAGAGGCAACACTATTAACGCGAACCCATACGACTTCACCCGTAGCTACTGTCGGGATTGTATCGATTAAAAAATCACCGCCAACATGACTAGAATTAAACAGAGAAGCACTGGCAGTGATATTCTGAGTCGTAGCAGTTGTGCTGGCAAAAGAGATCGTAAGTGTTTCATCTTGGTTAACAGGAAGAAAAGGGCCTTTCTTAAATTCTTCATCGGCTATTGTCCAGCTTGCATGAGCAAGTCTTGTTAGTTTTCTGGGTTTATGTAACGGATGAACAATCCACATTACATCAGCATTTTGTGCAAACTGTAGATCGTTTACTTGGCTGTGAGTGTAGGCAGTAGTAATCTCGTAAGCAGCACTGTTGGCTTGGATCTGACCGCCATTAGTATAGAATCGGATGTAGTTATTACCGAACTCTAAAACATATGTTTGGTCAACGCTAAACTCAAAAGGTATTAGCCTAGTCGTATGTGCTGAGTTCTTTACTTCATTAATAAATTCAGTGCCACCACGCCTTTTAGCCCCACCATGAGGTAAGGCAATAAAGTTTTCCATGACCTCACAGCCACTGGCATACTTAGGCGAATCAGTGCGGCCCATTAGCCGAGGTGATAACTCCCCTGACGAAAAGCTATTCGTAATTGGGGTTAATCTCATTGGCGAACATCCTCAAATATTGTTGCAGCAATGTCTTCAGATCCAACTTCTGCTCCGTCAAAACCAGACGCTTCTTCAATTGATTGACTAGCCAGGTTCCACATATCATTGGCTAGTGATCTATTTTGGCTCAGTGCGTATGCGACCTCTGCTGCAATCCGACAGGCAATCGCAAAGACGAGTGCTGGGTCGAACTGACCAGGGTCAGTAATTTGTGAAATATATTTAATGGTTGCGGTATCGCTATTGCAGACCAGGGTTCGACCTTCAACCCGATATTTAGAGTCTTCTTTTAAATCAAGTACGGATAAACAAAACGGGTCATTAGGTAGGCTGTATGCCTTATCAAATCCCCACACGGGAGGAGTCGAAAGTTGAGCGAGGCTTACACGTTGAATAGCACAGGACCAAGGGTACGCCCTTAGAACCGCATCACGCGCATCAGCGTAGACTGCGTTGCACACGTTAGCTTCTGTAGATCCATCGGTAAGAGAGGTAATAGTGCTGCCGCCCAGCATAGCCAAAGCCCGATTACAGATTGAAACTTCACTAGCCATGACAACTCCTTGATTAAAAAAAAGGGGCGTATTTCAGCCCCTTGGTTGCTACATACTGAACTTAGGATTCAGTACAAAGTACCTCAACAACACATTCGTCTTGAACGCGAGTTGCGCCAGCTACGAATGACAAGTACACCTGATGAGCGTAAGACTTATCAGGGCGCAGATCGATTTTGGTAGAAACATCCTTCCCAATGCCGAGTCCCATCGCACCTTTTGTAAATGCGAAACATTTACGCTGGGTAGAAGCTAGGTTTAAACGCTCTGAGCGCAAGAACTTGAATCCCATGAAGGTATCAATGTCGCCTTGTACCAAAGCTTTGATAGAGTTGTAATCCGCAGATTTCACCTCAGTCGTGTTCAACAAGTTAGAAACCTGTTGTGAGCCTAGTACAAAGAAACGCTCTTCGTCTGGATCAACATCGTTGCCATCAAGAATCTCTTTAGCAGAAATCAATTTAGCAAGAGTTAAGCCAGCAGAACCATGAGCGATCTTTTGACCAGCAGGCAAAGCTACGTTAGACCCGTCACCATCGACAGCGTTACCAGTGGCAGCAGCAATGATTAAATCATCGAATGCGCGAGCCATTGAGTTAGCACCAGACTTGGCATAGTGGGACTCAGGGCTAATCAACATACGAACTTTATCTTCGTCATCGATCAAATCGGCCCAATGGTAATCAGTCATCGTTGCGACCCTACGCGAGTGTGGAACTTCCAACACAGGTGTAGTGGTGTGACGACTTGACTTAACGATAGCGGCAGACACACCCAATCGGTCAAAGTTAAACTTCTCGCCTGTGACTGACTGCTCGTTTACTGATGCGCGTAGGCGTGAACCTTTCTGTTGCGCTAAATGTATAAGGTTGTCCTGGAACTGTTGGACAAACGATTTTGCGATTGTATTAGCCATTATATTCATCTCCGAAATTGGCAAATTGAAATTGGCGTTTTGAGCTACCCTTGCGGACTCTTAACTGGCAATAACGCTTGCGTTAACGAGATGAGAAACGGCTCATCTAACCCATCAGGACTAAGGTTTAGCTACCCTGTTGAGTTAAATGATCGTGTTTTTTGGTGCGGTTATTAGAATTAATCTAACTCTGGATATGCCTGTGTGTACAAGCGTTCCATTTTTTCAATTTCAGCCCTGTGCTGTGGATGGCTGGCGACATTGTACGGGTGTTCAGCGTTACGCCTAACCTCGCCAATCCTGTCCATAGCCTCAGTTGGTGATAACGAAAATTGAGAACTTGAGTTAAGCCCTGCTGACTGCTCTTCGGTCAAGGTGGACCCTATACCAGCCATCAGTCGGATCATGCCAGGGTTGTTAGCTAGACCACTGTCTAACAAGAACTGCTGTGTCTCAGCATCGGCATAGGCCATCACAGCATTCTTTGCCGCAGCTAACTTGGCATCGTAAGCGTGACCCCACTCTTTTTTGAGTAAGTCATTTGCATCTTGCATTTGTTGATCGTTTTGCTCGTCAGCCTGAGTCGATTGGCTTTGAGTATTCTCATGCCAAGCTTTTACTTGTGCAGTTGATAATCCGTTTTCATGTGCCCACTCCAAGAAATCTGGATCAGCACCATCAACCTTGTAACCTTCTTTTGTGTCTGGACGGCCTAGTCGCGCATACATCGCATTACGAGCTTCGTCCTCATCGCTGGAGAGGTTTAATAGGGTAGGAACCTTATCGGTAAGCTTGGCGTTAAACGCTGTCCAATCGTCTGTGCTTGCGTCTTCGCCTGGTATGCGAATTGAACCGCCAGCGTACTGCTGGGCATCAAGGTAAGACTTAGCTAGGGTGTTTAAGTCAGGGATCTGCGACAACGATTCGTTGCCTCGGTATTCTTCTGACAAACCAGAGTGCCAGGACTCTGTTGCTGCTTCTGTTTCTTCACTCATTTTCTTTCTCCAAAATATTCGTGATTTCTAGGTAAATAGAACGCTGACCTTCACGATAGGCCGATTCATACGGGCACTTGGTAAACGAGATTCTATCCCCGTAGGCCACTTTCATATTAGAAATTATTCTTTCGCCTGTTTTGCTGTTGAATAATTCTCGTATGTCTTTACTAAACTGGTCCATTTACAGTCTGCTCCAAATCAGCTACCTGTTGTGCGCCTGCAATCTGCTGCTGGCCCTGCTCCATTTCAGCCTGTGCCTGTTGCTGCTGCTGTCGTGACTGTCTAAGCTGACCCACTTGCTCATCACCCTTAAGAATGTCAGCAGGCGCACCAAGTCTATCTGCAATGGTACGGCCTGCTTTATCGACATCGACAAGATCCAATACTTCTGGATTAACATTAGCCAGCTGCATAATCCCATCGACTGCGCGTTGGATAGAGGTCACCTCATCCATCTTCTGAGATCGTGCTAATGGGCCGACATACTCAATATCTAAATCACCTCCAGCTTGTTGTAATACTTCGGGCATCGGCGGTAGAGCATTGCCGCGCAACATGGAATAAAATGCTCTCTCGACAATTGGGTTTAGGAACTCTGATTGCAATCGACCAAGGGTTGGACCTAATAGGCGTTGCATCAATTCATAGCGAACTTGAACCTCGGTTGCGGTCATCTGTGGGCCATCGTTCAACTCAAGCTGATCAGAAAAGAAGATTCTACGCACTGAGCCACGGACATCGTTTAACATTAACTGATCAGCGTTCCAGTTAGTTTGATTGACAATAGGCTGCAATCCGTTCATGTCTCGGACATATGTCACCGAACTGGGCCGCATATCAATCTTGCCAAGGATGCCGTTTTGCATGGCTTTAAGTGGGGGATCAATTGATTTCTCCCACGCTTTCATTGCTAGTTTACGAGCCTCATTTAGCGTTTTAATATCTGGTCGAGCGACACAGCCAGGTCCAAATCCGTAGACATCACCTGTGGTCTTGCCCCAACGAGGGACCATATACGGAAGCTCGTAATAGCCCGACTCTTTAACTATTTTCTTATCAGAAACGCTTATGAAGTAACAAGCAAAAGGCCGCATATTAGGGGGAGCAACTAATGCTGGCTCACCTTTTAGCTCACGGGGAAACACAGCTTGTATGTACTCAAACTCTTTGTCTGGGTCAGTCTCCAGAGCTTTCATGCTCTTTTCGCCACACTTATCGCCAAACTTCTGATGTGCCTGTCGAGCCGTAAGCTTTAACTTGCGGAACACAGTATCAATGTGGCCCTCTTCACTTTCGGATACAACGACTTCAGCTAAATGACACGCTCGAAAATTAAAGCCATCAAACTGCGACTCTTTAGTTTTTACATCAAACATAAAAGCGGCAGTACCAAAGCCAGCTAGGTCTTGATAAGCCTCTGCGACTTCAGTTGAGAAGTTGGATTTTCCGAACTCTTGGAATATTCCCTTACTGCACTTTTCTAGCCAATCTTTAGCGTCTTTATCTTCGTTCAGTTCGTCTTCACGGAAGCGTAGGCCGAACCATTTAGTGGATGGACTTGTAAGCGACCCGTGCAGCGATGCTGATAGTATCTGTAGCGCGTGTATAGCTGTGCTGTCATAGACCTCAGAAGCTCTTTTTGTGCCTTTGCTGGACTTAGATATAAAGTCAATCTTGCCTGGCATTAAATAAGTAGCAAGCTCTTCCCACATCTGATCCCAATTGACTCGGTCACTTTTGAGTCGGTCATATCGCTTTAGTAACGAAACAGGCGAAACAGTAGGTGATATGGTTTTGCTTTTGCTTTTATCGTCATTGTCTTCATACATTTAAACAATACTCATCTGTGATTTCTTAGTGTCAGGATCATCAAGTAATCCAGCAAAACGAGTGCGTGTCCTGCCTAAACGCATCAGGCTTAGTCTGCGCTGGTACAATGATTTTAAAATGTCAGGGTCTTCTGTAACTGCAATTACTTTGTCAATTTCGTCAACAGTTGTTATTGCATCAATGATTGTAGCTCCATCAACAATGTCTTTAAGCTTAACTTTGCCAGTGGTTACATCAGTCAGAGTTGCAGATTGTTTTGCCGTTAAAGTTGTAGTTTTTGCACCACCACCTAGCCCGTCTTCACCACCTGACATTGTGTTGACTGCGTATGATTCGCCTGTTGTGCTTGCGCCAGTTCCAGCAGTAGCCCCAGTGTAGTTTCCATTGCCAGCAAATGTAGTAACTTGCCTACTACCTAACCGAAAGCCACCTTCAATACGTCCTGTCTTGGGATTAAACGTGCCACGAACTACAGGGTCATTGGCTAAAGTTGTAATCTTAGTGCCGTCTTTATAATTAAACTCGCCCTTTATGTTCTCGCCAAATAAACCAGACTGAGTGTAATTTCTAGTCACGCCATTACCTAACACAGCGTCCGAACCCGTAACGCGACTTAACGTATCGTTAGCCCGTCTTTTCTGATCTTCACTCACAATAGTAGAGCCGCCATAAGCATTGCCGCCTGGAGCTTGTTTTTGAATGTCTAGAATGTTTGCCGTAGACATATTATTGGCTACTAACTTGGCATAGTATTCTTGGTTGTATTTATCGTTTGTTACGGGCGCAACAGTGTTGTTATTAACACTCAGATTTGTGCCAGACAGTGCGTTAACTTGATTGTTATTATCATTGGATGGATAGCCCAATGTCTCTGTTCCCATTGTTGTCTTGATTTTTGGAGTAGAGCCAATACCACTAATGCGAGACATATCAAAGATACTGCCGCTAGTGCTACCAGTTGATAATGATATTGGGGTGCTAGTAGCCGCTTTTTTTGAACTAGCATTGTTCTGTCTAGCTGCCAAAGCTGGACTCATTTGCCCGTCACCTTGGCTATAGCTAGGAACTTTAGTAGGGCCAGAATTATAGGAGGCCGACCCACTATTTTGGGTTTGAATAATATTAGCTGAGGCCACTGGCGTAGTTACTGCTGTAGACTTAATGGGAGTCGCAGGCCGAACATTATTTACTTCACTAGGTAGGTTAGCCCGTTGGTTATTGTTCTGGTTATCATCTCTAGCTGCTGCTGTAGCTGCTGCTGCCCGTCTAGCTTTTTGCTTATTGTTTCTGGATCTCGTAGGAGTTTTAGAGCTACTACTTTTTGTCTTTTGTGTCCACGCCATTATCACTACCCCTAATTTATATAATCGAATGTTGCACTAACTTTGCGCGGTTATTAGAATGAACTGATGACTAAAGGAGTGGATGTTTGAGGCTCATTCCAGCCAACGGCAAAGTAACGCCAGGCATCAGCACCATGACTTGAGAAGTCGTGAACAGGTCGTGACTTATAGACCTGGTTAATCTCGTCATACTCTTTGTGATATGTCGCTAGGCAATCTAATCCTAATCGACACTTCTGCTCATCAAACCAACATCGGTTAAAGAGTGATCGTGCTGCCTGTATGCCATCCATAATGGGAATGTTCTTTACCACGTTAAAGTGCAGGCCCATCTCTCCTGCCTGCTCTAGCCTAGACCTACCTGTTCCTAGCTCTCTAACTCTGATGTCGTGTGGACCCCAATGCTCGTCATATATGTATGGTTTTTCACGCAGTAACTTGACATAGAATGCCAGCCCCTCCCCAGAATGCTCTTCGTAATCGATGACGCGGATCTCTTTGCCTACCGATTGGGTAAACCATATTGACGTTGAGTCAGCCACTCCTAGATCCCACCATGTCTGAACTGGTATTGACTGCTCCCACGGGACGTTTGTAATGCGACCCTCAGTCTTGGCTTGCCTCATTTGCTCGGCATAGTAAGCCCCCTTGTGAGCGGTCATGCACTGTCCCATCCAAATGTGTTGGTATAGGTCAGGATCAGTCTCTAATAGGTGAAGTCGTTCTTTGTTTAACTCAATCGGGAACCAGGGATTGTCGCTCCAATTACACTCGACCACGATTGAATCGGGCGGTGGCGATATAACAAAACGCTGATAAGTGTCATCGTGCTGGCGCATCGGGTTAAAACTGACCCAAATCTCTGACCCTTCTTTACGGATTGTTGGAATAAGAGTTTCCCATGAGCCACGGGTAATGCCCTCGGCCTCTTCGCACCATACGCGATCAATACCTTCCATAGACTTAATCTTATTGACGTTGGACCGCAAACCCTCAAAGATAAAGCGTGAACCATTCTTACCTAGTATCTGAGTCTTTTGAACTTCAAAGAAATCATCCATGCCTAGTCGGGTGATAGTATCGGCAAGCAACTGCAAGACTGAGTCAGCCACTGAGCGTTGAATCTCACGGGCGCATAGTATCCTAGTCTTTTTGCTGTAGGCTTCTATAATTAGAAGTTGAGCTATGGCCCATGACTTTCCACTACCCCTTCCACCATGCGCTATTCGGTATCGATGCTTCTTAGTTGCAAAGGGTTTAAATATTGCTGGTAGTTCAGTCTCAATCAAGGGGCACATCCCTAAACCCGACCATAACGTCTTGGACCACATCAAGCTCCATTTCACCAGAAACCTCAATAGACTTACGCTTTGGTGCGACATATTGGGCAAGCTCTTTGTACATGGACCCTGCAAGTATTAACTCACCCTCATCCATAGCCTTTCTAGCTATACTAGCCATACCTTCAATAGGATCGCAGTCCAGTGAAACCAGTTGATCGATGACCGACTGAGTGCGCTTATTGGGTACACCCTTCTTGCGACCACTGTTGCCTTTAGTGCCTGCCATTTTCTTTTCCCTACTTAAAATCGTTAGTGTTCAGTCATGTCTTCTTCATCGATAAAGTTAGAGAACGACTCTACCCATGCCATTGCCTCTGCGATCAACAGGTCGTCTTCTTCGTTCCTAGACCTACCTCCATCAATGTTGATGACTGCTTTAGCCAAGAGAGTCAAATACAACGCCCCTTGGTTAACAACATCTTGCCCATATACGTTTTCAATCGTCATAGTTTCCACGCCTTCCTTAACCAGATTGATGTTATGTCAGTACCCGTAGGCTCTCTGTCAGTCCCCTCACGATGTGTCCAGTTACCATCCCTTACTGGTGTGGTTACAGCCTCTTCTGCTGTCCAGCCGTATCTAAGTCGGTCTGATAGTGTTTTCCAGTTCATGTTGTGTTCTTTTGCTAAATCCTTGACCATCCAAACCTTTCCGTTATAACTGATTTCTTTAGGCAATCTATTCACACGCTTGTCTGGTGCAAAGTGAATGTTTAATTCCCACGCCTGGGTTTTTAGCGTTGCATATTTAACATTCAATGCCTTGGCAGTTTCTCGCATGGTGTAACCCCGTAATGAAAAAAGGGTAATGATTTCTTCTTGGGAACAGTTGTACCTGTCACTGAGAAAATTACGGGGCTGTCTTTTCGCCACTGGACCCAAACCCACCTATGCCTCTGTCTGTCTCATCTAGCTTATCCACAGATTGCCAGGCAATGGTTTCTATCTTCTCTACCATGATCTGCGCTATGCGCTCCCCAGGCTCAATGTATCGCGTGACATCGCTAAAATTCATCAACGACACAAAGACTTGCCCTCGGTAGTCACTGTCGATAACCCCTACACCAGAAGACACACCTAAACCTTTCTTGTTAGCCAAGCCACTTCGACTAAAAATCTTAGCGCAATACCCCTTCGGGATAGATAGCCATAAACCTGTTGGTATTAGTTCTGACTCCCCTTGGATGATGTGTTGGCTTCTGCTTATCTCAGCATGAAGATCCATAGCTGCTGAACCATCAGTTGCATAAGCTGGTAATGGATACCTACCCGAATGCTTAACCTTGATCTTAACTGCGGTACTTTTTGCTGCTGCCATCTCAACTCCAACTCTCAATAGTGATTTTCCCAGTAACCCCTTCGTTACGGAGATCGTAGATGCGTTTAAATTCGGCCCTGTAGTGTTTAGCAATGTCTTTTACTTCGCGTTT